ACGTACCCTATCCCCTAGGTTTTATTTCACCACCAAACGACTCAAAGAGGCATTGAAATGGATCAAGAAGGGTCAAGACGGCTGACACTGGTTCAAGGTGGCTTAGATAGGCCTGAGCAGGTTTTAGAGCCTATGCTGGAGAAGGTTTATGGCCGAAATACCCCAAGGATCCACTCACGCTTGCGTCCAGACTTACCAAGTCGAGGTCAGGAGCTCATCGATTTCAGCAATTCGATCGGATTCCCATTGCTACCTTGGCAGGAGTGGCTGGCGATTGAGTCGCATCGTGTCAAGGATGACGGGCGCTGGCTTCACCCATTGGTCCAGTTGGTGGTCGCTCGTCAGCAAGGAAAGACGACATTTATGAAGCAGCGCATTTTGATGGGACTGTTCGAGTGGAATAATCGCCTACAGATCGGCACAGCTCATCGATTGACGACATCGCTGGAAACATTCAGGGATCTTGTACACACAATCGAGAGCAATGAAGGACTGGCTAAGCAAGTTAAGCGCATCCGCTGGGCTCACGGATCCGAAGAGATCGAAACGCTTACCGGTAATCGCTACATGGTCAAGGCAGGCGCAGCTGCCGCGCGCGGTATCTCAAAGCCAGAAACAGTCCACATCGATGAAACGCGTGAACTCAAAGACGAAACTACTTGGGCCTCATTGCGATACACGATGATGGCCGCCGAAAATCCTCAGCTGTGGTCGTATTCCAACGCTGGCGATCAGCACTCGATCGTCCTCAATCAATTACGCGAGCGCGGACTCGCTGCCGCGTCTGGGGCGGTCGATGACATCGGCTATTTCGAATGGTCGAGCGATTACGACATGATCGACGATTCCCCTAAATTTTGGGCTGGCGCGGCGATGGCAAATCCAGCGCTAGGCCACACAGTCCACATCGACAATCTAAAATCCGTGATGAACGATCCGCCGGATGTCGTCCGCACCGAAGTCTTGTGCCGTTGGGTTCAGACAATCGACAGCGCGATCCCGTCTGGCGAATGGGCTGAGTGTGCAATCGATGGGATAGATTTAGACTTGGAGAGAACTGTCTGGCTTGGGCTGGATTGCTCGCCAGATCGAAAGAATGCGGCACTGGTCGCAGCGCAGCACATGGATGACGGTCAATTCTTGGTCAAGCTGTTGCACACATGGCACAATCCGATTTCACTCGATGACAAATCAATCGCCAATGACGTGGCCGAGTATTATCGAAAAATGCCGGTCGAGGTCGTAGCATTTAGCAAGCGCACATCGTCCGCGATTGCATCGAGGCTCGTCCCAGCTGGAATCCCGATCGCTGACATCGATGGCGCACTGTACGGACAAGCGTGCGACGAATTCTTGGGAGCGGTCACATCGAAGAGATTGAGGCACATCAATCAGCCAGAGCTGACGAAGCAAGTCTTGTCAGCGGCCAAGCTACGCTTTGGGGATGGTGGCTGGATCATCGGTCGGAGAGCATCACAGTCCACTGTCTGCGCGACGGTTGCCAGTGCGCTAGTCACGCATTTCGCGACACGCGAAGGGACGGATCTTGACATAATGGTATTTTGAGAGTACCGATCAAATAAAATTCACGCATGGGATTATTCGATCGCCGCTCAAAGCCAATGCCGGATGACCAAGTCATCGACGCATCACTCGCGCCTGTAAATTCGCTTGACTCAATCGGCGCACCTTATTTCGGCGGCGTGCAAAGCGCATCGAGAAGTGATGCGATGGGCGTGCCGGTAATCGCTCGCGCTCGCGGAATTATTTGCAGCACTGTCGCATCGCTACCCTTGGAAACGAAAGTCAAGGGTACAAATGAACGCGTCGGATCGGTGCGTGTTATCAATCAGCCAGATCCACGCATCACTGGCGCAGAATTTTGGGCATGGATCAGCGAGGATTTACTATTTCGTCCAGCGGCGTATTGCATGGTCATGTCCAGATATGCGGACACGGGTCGCATTCAATCGATGGAGCGTGTAGCACCGGAGCGCGTCGGCGTGTTTACAAACGCCAATGGCACACAGATCGAAAGCTACACAGTGGACGGCGTACCTATCGCGCCGGATGATCTTGTCGTATTTGGAAACATGCAAGAAGGATTACTCAATCGCGCAGGCCGTACAGTAAGAGCAGCTCACGCGCTAGAGCGTGCAGGATTAGATTTTGCGCAGAATCCAGCGCCACAAATGATCGTCAAAACAAACGGCACGAATTTGCCCAAGGAAAGATTGCAAGCGCTGAAAGAAACATTTCTCAATCGCACAAGCAAATCGATCACAGTATTAAATGCTGACGTGTCACTGGACACTGTCGGATTCGATCCCAAGCAAATGCAGATGAACGAAGCCAGACAATATTTGGCTTTGGAATTATGCAGAGCGATCGGATTACCGGCATGGTTCGCATCAGCTGATCCGTCATCGATGACATATTCCAACGCTGTCAATCAGCGCCGCGATTTGATCGATTTCTCAATTCGTCCAATCCTCACAATTATTGAGCAGCGCTTATCACTCACGGATTTCACCCCAGCATCACAGTACATCCGTTACAACTTGGACGATTTCTTGCGTGGCAATCCTTACGAACGCGCGCAAGTGTACGAAATTCTCAACCGCATCGGAGCAATGAGTCCAGAAGAAATCAGAGAAATGGAAGACCTCGTATCATGAAGCTCACAACACCAATCCAGATCACGGCAGCCGATTCTGATTCACGGACAATCACTGGACGCATCGTGGCATTTGATGAAGAAGCAAACGCATCGACTGGCAAAGTAATTTTTGCAAAGGGATCGATTCAGCCTGCCGACGTATTTCTCAACCTAGAGCATGACAGAACACGCAGAATTGGGCGCAGCTTGTCGATGTCAATGGATGGCGATTCAGCAATAAACGCCACATTCAAAATCAGTCAGACACAAGCAGGCAATGACGCACTGATCGAAGCGATGGAAGGATTACGCGACGGGATGAGTGTGGAATTAGCCGTCCAAGATTATGTCCAAGAAAAGGGCTATATGAAAGTCCTCAAAGCAGAATTGACAGGCGTGGCACTTGTATCAGAGCCAGCCGTAAGAAGCGCACGCGTCACCGAAGTCGCAGCGAATGAAGATGATCTCGAAGATGATCTCGAAGAAGAAGATTCCGATTCCGACTTGGAAGAGGATGCAACATCAACAGAAAAGGACGATGAAGTGGAACACACCGTTACACAAGCGGAAGCCGTCGAAACGGTTGAAGCCGCACAGTCAGTCACCGCCGCAGCAACAGTCGGCGGATTCACAGCCAAGCCACGATTGGATTTCTCAGCTACCAAGCAGCTCGAAATGACAATCAAGGCGACACTCGGATCAGAAGATGCACGTGCTTATGTACGCGCGGCAGCTGATACCACAGACAACGCAGGCTTGGTCCCTACACGCCAGCTCACCACCGTCATCAACGGGCTTGCAAACGCAACACGTAGCAACATCGACGCGATCTCACGTGGCACATTGCCAGATGCCGGTATGACATTCGAGATCCCAAAGATCACAGCGCTACCAAGCATCACAGTCGAAGCCGAAGGCGGAACACTTGCAGATGTCGATCAGACATCAGAATTTCTTAGCGTGTCAGTGGCTAAGTACTCAGGACAGCAGACATTCAGCGTCGAGCTATTCGATCGCTCATCACCACTCTTCATCGATGAGCTCATGCGCAACATGGCCGCACAGTACGCAAAGGTCACAGACACAGCCGTAAATGCTGCGCTTGTATCTGGCGCTACAGCTGACGCGACAACCATCACAACATATCCAACAGCTGCCGAACTACTTGGCGTCATCGCTCGCGGTGCTGCATCAGTTTATGCAGGCACACAGGGCTTTGCACGCAATATCATCATGAACACATCCCAATGGGCAAACGTGATGACACTTAACGATTCAGGTCGTCCAATCTACAACGCAGCACAGCCACAAAATGCTGGCGGCGTCGTACGTCCAGATTCAATTCGTGGAAACGTTGCCGGACTTGATCTTTACGTCACAGCTAACACAGCGGCGACAACAGACACCGATGGATCGATCTTGATCGTCAATCCAGACGCTTATACATGGTACGAGTCACCTACTTATCAGTTACGCGCTGACGTAGTGAACACCGGCCAAATCAATATCGCGATGTATGGCTATGGCGCAATCGCGACCAAGGTCGCAGCTGGCGCTTTCAAGGTTAATAAAACCTCATAATCGCTACCAATTAGACATGGGTCGCGTCGCTCCCGACGCGGCCCAGTAGATGAAGGGATGGGCTCATGTCAGCAATCGTTACAGCGTCACAGCTGCGATCAATTCTTGGCGTGAGCTCATCACTTTACAATGACGCATATTTAGATGAAATCATCGATACAGCCGAAGGCGTAATCTTGCCTATGCTGACACAAAACACGACAGCGATCGTCAGCTACAAATTGACATCGAATGTCGCATATTTTTATGTAAGAGAGCCACACACTTTCGTGGCTGGCCAGTCAGTAATCGTCACAGGATTGCCGTCACCATTTAGCGCGACACATACAGTCCTGTCATCGGATGAACTATATTTTACGGCCGCGCTAACAAATGCAGATGTCAAGATCCGTCAGATCATTCCAAACGGCATCGCCACACTATCCGGCTATGGCGCGGCCACACTTTACATTGGAAATCCAAACGTCGAGAGCGCGATCCTTGCGGTATCCGTTGAAGTATTCCAAAGCCGTACAGCGGCAGGCGGTCAGATCGAAGGCGTCGATTTTGGCGTTACGCCGTACAGAATGGGCCGCAGCCTCACAAACAGGTGCATCGGGCTCCTTGGTAATTTGGTCGATACTCGATCGATGGTGAGCTGATGCCAGCCTCATCGATAGCCGTCAATGTACGCGGCACGCTAAAGACAGCCATTCAAAGCGTCGCAGCCAATACCTATAACAGCGTCCCAGAAGCGCCGATCGTGCCATTCGTGGCGATCGTGCCGACAAACCCTTATTTGGAATGCAACCTCATCGGCACATCGACCCGTGTCAAGGTCAATCTTGTCTTGACAGTCGGCGTCGCTATGCACTCAAATGCGGCAGCGCTGGACAACATCGAGCAGCTAGTCATGAGCATTCTGGCGGTTATCCCGTCAGGCTACACGGTCGGATCCGTGTCTAATCCAACCCCGATCATGATCGCAGCGTCGGAAATTCTGGCGTGCGAGATTGAACTATCAACGCAATACACTCAAACAAACTAGGAGAAAAAATGCCAACGACCGTCATCACCGGACGCGATCTTGTACTGACGATCGCTGCCGCAAATTACGACGCACAAGCGTCATCAGTAACATTGAGCAATGAGCACACCATCGAAACGTATCAAACACTCGACGGCCGTGCGTATAAGGCAATCGATGACCAGTGGACACTGGAAGTCGAAATGCTGGCTGACTGGGGCGTGAGCTCATCACTATGCGAGGCAATGTGGACAGCGTGCGAAACCGCACCAAATACCACTTTGGCCGTATCACTCACAGCTGTCACTGGCGCGGTATTTACTTGCAACGTGTTGCCGGTATTCCCATCAGTCGGCGGTGCAGCACCGGACGCGCAGACAGTGTCGCTATCATTAACAGTTGTCGGCGTACCAACCGAAAACTTTAGCTAAGAGATAGGAATCGGGAGCAAATGAAAACAAACATCACAATCGAATACGTGTCAGGGGAGTCGGCCACATACGTGGCCGCTCCACCTGAGTGGTGCAAATGGGAGAACAAAACAGGCCACACGATCACGCAAGCAGCAGACAAGATCGGGATTTCTGATCTTCTATTCCTGGCATATCACGCCATGAAGCGAGAAGCCGCTGGCAAGCCTGTCAAGCCTTATGAAGCTTGGATCGAAACAGTGTCAGACATACAGACAGGCGAACCCGAAAGCCCAAAAGCTACGCCGTCGGAAGCCTAAACCGCACCATCGTGGAGCTGGCCTTGGCCACAAATATCCCGATGAGCGAATGGCAAACGGCGGAGCAGATCATCACGGCGATCGAGATTCTGGAGAAGCGAAATGGCAGCTAAGGCAGGCAAGGGAACGATTGCCATCGAAGTCGAGCCTGCCGAATTCAGAAATCTATTGCGCCTATTGGGATCCCTACCGAAAGAATCCCAAGATGAGATCCGCACCAAAGCGCTGGCACTTTCTCAAAGATTTGCTGGTCAGCTGTTGCAATTTGCACAGTCATCACCTACGCCACAGGCGGTCAAAGTAGCCGAATCAATATCTCCAAAGCGCGATCGATTGATCCGTGTTGATGTCGGTGGCCCGAAGAAGGTCGGACGCAAATGGGGCGGCGAGAAGCGAAAGAGTGGCAGCGTCGTCAAGCAGCAATCGGCGTCAGCTGGCGCATTACTTTGGGGATCAGAATTTGGATCACATCGCGGTCAGGATAAGGCAGGCCGTGCATATACCGATCGATTCAAAGCGCCTTACAGAAAATCAGGCTACTGGATCAATCCTGCGATGGATTACTACATCCCAATCATCGCGCGAGAATATTCTCAAATGGTGCAGGATGTAGCTAAGAAAGCAGGGCTCGACTGATGGCTGGCATTCCTAAAGTAAAGATAACTTTCGACGCTGATCTGGATGGCTTACGCAAAGGCGTCAATGGCGCATCAACCGAGGTCAGTGGATTCGGCGATAAGGTCAAGAAATTTGGCAAGATAGCAGGCGCGGCATTTGCCGCCGCTGGCGTTGCCGCCGCCGCATACGCTGGAAAGCTGTTGGTTGATGGCGTAAAGGCTGCGATCGAGGATGAAGCAGCACAGGCCAAACTTGCAACCACACTCACAAACGTCACAGGCGCGACGACCAAACAGATCGCGGCGGTCGAGTCACAGATTCTCAAAACCTCATTACTGACTGGTCTGACTGATGACGAATTGAGGCCGAGCTTTGAGCGCCTTGTACGGGCTACAAATGACTCAGACTCAGCTCTCAAATTGCAATCATTGGCCATCGATGTCGCCGCTGGATCCGGTAAATCACTCGAAGCCGTCACGAACGCAATGGCGAAAGCCCAAGAAGGCAATGCGGCATCACTCGCAAAATTAGGCATAGGGTTATCAGCTGCCGAATTGAAAACCATGTCAATGGAAGAAATCACGGCCAAGCTTGCCGAAACCTTTGGCGGCCAAGCGTCGCAACAGGCTGACACATTTCAAGGCAAGATGCAGCGCTTACAAGTGGCATTTGCCGAAGGTAAAGAAACAGTCGGATCATTCGTGCTCGATGCCATCACGCCGATGGTCAGTGGATTCGTCAATTCAGTCATTCCAGCCGTGCAGAAATTAGCCGAAGAATTAGGGCCAAAGCTGACGCCAATATTTACAGCGCTCACTGAATACATCCGCGATTTCGTCATTCCTACATTTCAGGCCATTTGGCAATTCATCACAGAATTCGTCATTCCTGCAATCGGTAGCGTGTTATCACCAATCATCGATGGATTGCGATCAGCATTTGAGAAGGTCACATCCAAGATCGGCGAGAATGAAGAAAAACTCAAGCCGCTATTGGCACTATTCAAAGTCATCGCCGCATTCGTCCGCGACGTATATGCGCCAGTCTTGGGCAAGATATTGGGAGCGGCATTTAACACACTCGGATCAGCGATCGGAATCGTGATTGGATTATTTGCCAATCTTGTCGATGTAGTCAATAAGGCATTCAACGCAATCAAATCGATCGTCAATTTCATCAAGAATAATCCAGTGACGCAAGCGCTTGGCGGCGTGATCGATAACGTATTCGGCGGCGGTAGGGCTTTAGGTGGCCCAGTCAATCGTGGCACGTCATACGTGGTCGGTGAGCGCGGCCCAGAGCTGTTCGTCCCTACGACTAGCGGCAAGATTATTCCAAATGGCGGAATGGGCGGCAGCGGCGGATCGGTCATCAATCTCACGGTGAACGGCGCAATCGACGCGGAAGGCACAGCACGCACGATCATCGATGTACTCAATCGCTCATCATCGCGCGGCACACTAGGCGCTGGACAGTTTAGCTACTCATGAGCATATTCAATCCAGAGTGGCGTGTGACAATCGGTGGAGAAATCTATACAAATGTCATTCTTTCAGGGGTATCAATTACATCAGGCCGTACTGATATTTATTCTCAGCCAGTCGCCGGATATTGCTCTCTCACAGTCATCAATCTAAATAACTCAGTATTCGAATTTCAAGTCAATCAAGGCATGACGCTACAGCTCAAAGATTCGACTGGCACTTATGTCACTATATTCGGCGGCAACATCACCGACGTCACGATCGAAGTCGTATCAGCTGGCGGATCGGGAATGGCCACAGCTGCATCACTGACGGCGCTTGGCGCACTCTCACGATTGCCAAAGGCACTCACCGAAGGCGTACTTGCCAAGGATCTCGATGGCGTACAGATCGCATCACTACTCGAAGATTTACTCGTCAATAACTGGCTGGAAGTCCCTGCCGGCTTAACTTGGGCGACTTACTCATCGACCGAAACTTGGGCAAATGCGCAGAATACTGGACTCGGTGAGATTGACACAGGGATCTATGAGCTAGAGTCAAGGACGGCAGAAGTCACCGATGTCTATTCACTGGCCTCAGCTTTGGCCGTGTCTGGCTTTGGCTATCTTTACGAATCCGCCGATGGCCTTATCAATTATGCAGGGGCTACACATCGTCAGGATTATTTAGCCAACAATGGCTACACAGTTATTTCAGCCAATCAGGGCTTGGCCGCCGGTATCCGCACAGTGACTCAGTCTGGCGACGTGCGCAATGTCATTGCACTCAAATGGCGAGCAGGAACAGAAGAAGTCGAAGATTTAGATTCCATCGCACTATTTGGAAAATTGGGCACGACAGTCACGACGACTTTGCATGATTCAGCTGACGCCGAATCTCAGGCGCAAAGGTATCTGGATCTTAGGTCATACCCTAGAGCCAAATTTGAGTCGATCACATTCCCAATTACATCCCCAGAATTGAGCGATGAACAGCGCGACGCACTACTGGGCATATTCATGGGAATGCCAATTAGCTTGACAGATTTGCCGCTAAACATATCCGGCGGAGAATTCCAAGGTTATGTCGAAGGGTTCACGTGGAGCGTGTCGCTCAATTCGATCTTATTGACGATCAACATGTCGCCGATCGAATTCTCACAGGTAGCGATAAACTGGGAACAGGTGAACGCGGCAGAGCTTTGGAATACAATTTCAAACACACTTACATGGGAAAAAGCGATCGGGGCGGTGGCATAAATGGCAACTACTACAAATTTCGGATGGGAAACCCCAGACGACACAGACTTGGTCAAGGATGGCGCGGCGGCGATGCGTACTCTTGGCAATTCGATTGACACGTCATTCGTCGATCTTAAAGGTGGCACGACTGGTCAAATCTTGTCCAAGGCAAGCGCGACCGATCTGGACTATC